CGATGCCGGATTCAACATCACTAGCTACATCGCACAGCAGCTTGGAACATCACTTGGTCTCCAGGCAAACTCAGTTCTAACCACAAAGCTATCTGCAGCCGCTGGCTCAGTAGTGACTGGTGGAACCGGAGTATCTGGTGCAGCTTCCTACGAGAACCTAATTGACCTTGTTTACGGCATCGCAGATGGTGCTCGTGTGCTTCCAGGTCTAGGTTTCCAGATGGCTAAGTCAGGTATCGCAGCAGCTCGCAAGCTAAAGGATGGTGCAGGTAACTACATCTGGACCAACTCAGCAGTACCAGGTCAGCCAGCAACACTCCTCGGCTATCCGGTTTTCGAAAACCCGAACGTGGGGGCCGTCGGAACAGCATCGAAATCTGTACTGTTTGGGCACCTTCCATCATTCAAGGTTCGTGTTGCAGGTGGTATTCGTGTTGACCAGTCAGCAGACTACGCTTTCAACACAGACACTGTGACTTACAGGGGTCTGATTAGACTTGACGGTGCATTAACCCATGCGACCCATATTGGGTACTTCAAGGGTGGAGCAAGCTAAACCCTTAGCTCAAAAGCTGACAAGCCCCAAGCGTGTAGGTTCGCTTGGGGCTTGTCTTTTGCTAGGATTATCGCAAGAGAGAGAGAACCTACATGAGCAAGAAAAAACTAAAAGGCACAGTATCCGTTTTTAGCAATTCACCAGGACAGCCAACCGGATACGGCCAAGCCACAGAAGCCTTAGTCAAACTGCTAAAGCGTGATGGTGCTGATGTTGCTGCTTTGTCTAACTATGGCAATGAAGGAATCAACACAACTTACAAGACCGAGTACGGCGACATTCCTGTCTATTCCAGAGGCTCTGAGGCTTACTCAAATGATGTGGCCCCAGCTCACCATAAGCACTGGAAAGCAATAAACAAAAAGCAATCAGACCTAATGATTACCCTTTACGATGTCTGGGTTCTAAACTCTAAAGGCTACGACACCATCCCGATTGCAAGCTGGACACCGATAGATCACAACCCAATCCCACCAGGTGTATTGAAGTGGTTGCAAAAGGAAAATGTGACACCGCTTGCTATGAGCAAGTTTGGGCTAGAGCAGATAAACAAGGCTGGTGTTGAGGGCCACTATGTACCTCACAGCATTGACACCAAAGTATTCAAGTTCACTGACACCATTGAGGGTCAAAAGGTTGACGACTTTATGGGCTTTGAGGATGGTCGTTTTGTTGTTGGGATGAACGCTGCCAATAAGTCATCGGGCATCTTGCACCGCAAAGCCTATTCAGAGAACATGATGGCCTTTGCTATGTTTGCTCGAAAGCACAAAGATGCCATGCTTTACATCCATGCAGACCCAAGCTCACCTCATGGCTGGAACCTTATTGCACTCGGTCAGTTGCTAGGCATCCCAGTTGACAACATGACCTTCCCTGACCCACTTGCCTACCGCTATGGGATGTCTCAAGAAACCCTTGCAGGTATCTACTCAAGCTGGGATGTCATGCTGGCAACAAGCTATGGAGAGGGCTTTGGTATTCCAACAGTCGAGGCACAAGCAGTTGGTGTGCCAGTAATTGTTAGCAAGTTTGCTGCTAGTCCTGAGCTAGTTGGAGATGGCTGGGTTGTTTCAGGTCAGCCACTCTATGATCCAGCACAGCACTCATTCTGGACTATCCCATCGGTCCCAGAGATTGTTGAGGCATTAGAACAGGCTTATGCCAAGGGTAAGGGCAAGTCAGCTAAGGCTGTTGAGTTTGCACAGGCTTTTGACCATGAGAAGGTCTGGCAAGAGAACTGGATGCCGGTGCTAAAGAAACTACTCAAGTGATTCCAGTTCTAGGTTTTGCAACTCTCAAAAGGTTTGACCTAGCCCAGAGGCTACTTGACTCTATTGACTACCCAGTCGAGCATCTTGTCATTGTTGACAACTCAGGCACTAACACCTGGCAACCTAACCAGCCGGACAAAGTAAAAAATCTCTGGATGATTAGAGTGCCCTTTGGCCTTGGTCTTGTCGGTGCTTGGAACCTCATTGTAAAGTCAACCCCCTATGCCCCCTACTGGGTGCTAGTCAATGATGATGCTTGGTTTGGTGAGGGTGCCCTTGAGATCATCGCTCAAGATGCTGACCCCGATGGCTTGTGCTTCCCTCACATTGTGCCTGACTGGTCCTGTATCGTCTTGGGTCAAAAGGTAGTTGAGCAGGTTGGGCTTTACGATGAGCGACTGTATCCCCTTTACTTTGATGATGATGATTATGAGAGGCGAATTAGAAACGCTGGCCTATCTGTCAAAAGGATTGAGGCGATTGTCCATCACAACAACAGCTCAAGCTTGCAGGGCAACGAAACAAAAAACAATAGGACTTTCCAGGCTAATCAACGGCTCTACCAGTCAAAGGTTGCCAACAACGATTACAGCGAGGGCAACTGGTCACTCAAGATAAGGCGTGAAAACTCGTGGGCTTAGTTTATACAGGTGGCACCTTTGACCTATTCCATGCCGGTCACGCTAGGTTCTTACAACGCTGTGCCGAGCTTGGGCCTGTAGTGGTATCCCTAAACACCGATGAGTTCATCGGGGAATACAAGGGTAAGCCACCAGTCATTAGCTACGCAGACCGAGAAGCTGTGCTGCTTGCTTGCAGGTATGTTGACAAGGTAATCCCCAACACAGGTGGGACCGACAGCAAGCCAAGCATCGAGGAAGTCTGGCCCGACATCATTGCCATTGGCACAGATTGGGCTAGGCGTGATTACTACGCACAGATGAAGTTTGACCAAGACTGGCTAGATGAGCGAAGCATTGCCTTGATCTACATCCCATACACACAAGGCATAAGCTCTACAGCCATCAAAGAGCGTATGCTTTTTAGGAGATAAGATAGGACTACTATGGCAATCACCCAAGGCTACGCCACACTTTCAGAGGTTAAGGCCTCGTTACGCATCTCGGACAATGTTGATGATTCTTTGCTAGAAGTAGCAATCGAGTCTGCCTCAAGACTTATTGACGGCTTTACAGCTAGAAGCTTCTCTAACGCAGGTACGGCTGTAAGGAACTTTGCTGCCACTGATGCCATCAACCTAATCATTGACGATGCAATCACAGTCACAAAGGTTGAGTCCACCGATGAGATTGGTGACACCTACACAGAATGGGCTGCTACTGACTACCAGCTTGAGCCTGTAAACAGCAGAGCTGATGGACTCTATTCCCCTTACACTGGCATCCGAGCTATCAACACTTACACTTGGCCAGTTGTTGACTACCAGGCACTTGTAAAAATCACTGGCACTTGGGGCTGGTCATCTGTACCAACCGCTGTAAAGCAAGCCTGTGTGATTCAGTCATCAAGACTTTTCAAGCGTCTGGACTCGCCTCTAGGTGTTGCCGGCTTTGGTGACATGGGTGCTATCAGGGTTGGTCGCTACCTTGACCCAGATGTTGAGCAACTACTTATGCCTTACAGGATCATGAGGAACTTTGGCTAATGAGCATTAGCCTAATCAGGCAAGCCCTTGCCACTAACCTTGCCACCATCTCAGGCCTACGCACAGCCGCTGAGGTTCCTGACCTACCAAACCCACCTATTGCCATTGTCGGTCTAAGGTCTGTTTCCTACGATGGTGCCTTCAACAAAGGCATGACTACTTACAACTTTGCAATCACTGTCATTGTTGGCAGAGCTGCCGAGCGTGAGGCACAAAGACGGCTAGATGCCTACATCAGCACAGGGGCAAGTAGTGTCAAAAGTGCAGTAGAATCAGATAGTACGCTTGGTGGTAATGCCTACGACTGCCGAGTTGTTTCGATGGACTCAGTTGGTTCATTGAACATCAGCGACACCACATACCTGGCTGCTGACTTCACAGTCACAGTCATAGCAAACTAGGAGAAATAACATGGCAAAGTTTTACGCCCAAGACTACAAAATCACAGTTGGCACAACCAACCTCAGCACCTCAATCAACTCAGTCACCCTTGACATCACAGCCGATGAGATTGAAACCACCGCTTTTGGAAGCACCTACCGCACACGCATTGGTGGCCTAAAGAGTGGATCAGTATCACTTGACTTCATGCAGGACTTTGCTGCTGGCTCAGTTGATGCCCTACTATTCCCACTTATGGGTTCAACAGTTGCAGTAAAAATCTCACCCCTATCAACAGCAGTTTCAGCTACAAACCCTGAGTACCGCTTTGATGCTCTAGTCACCCAGTACCAGCCATACGCTGGCAGCATCGGAGATCTAGCCACACTCAGTGTGTCTTGGCCGACAACAGGTGAAATCGTGAGAGGTACAGCAGCGTAAGCTGTTAGGCTCAGAACATGAAAATAAACCTACAAGTAGAGTTCAGCGACAAGCCTGGTGAATCCAAAGAGGTCACCTGCCTAGCATCTGACATGGTGAAGTTTGAGTCCAACTTCAACATCTCCATTGCCAACCTAGACAAAGACCTCAAAATCACTCACCTGCTTTTCCTAGCTTGGGCAAGTGAAACACGCACCAAGGCAACTGCTAAAACATTTGATGAGTGGATTGACGGAGTTCTCTCCGTATCGGCCTCTGACGACCCAAAAGCATAAAGGGTCTAGGGGACCAATCAGCTCATTGGTTTATAGCATCTCTGGCAGTCGAAACTGGCATCAGTCCTAGAGAGTTGTTAGAACTTGATGAAAGAATGCTCTGGACACTTAGCCGGTATTTGATTTTCAAGAATCAACAAGGCCAAAAAAGATAAGCCCCCCAAAAGGGGGTTTTTCTTTTGGGTAGAATAGACAAAGTAATCCGATCTAGGAGTGTTCTTGGTTGCCCCAACCCATAAAATAAATGTTCAAGGTGTCAGAGAGATGATTGAACTTCTTGATGCTGTGCAACCAGACTCAGTAAAAGAACTGAGAAAAGAGTTTAGGCAGATTGCCTTACCAGTAGTTTCTGCCATAAAATCAAACATCCCAAGCACCGCACCTCTATCTGGCATGAACCATTATGGCCGCACTCGCTATGCCGGTGCCAATGTAAAAACAGAGCTGGCTTTAAGCAACTCAATTAGATCTCAGGCAAGACCTCTGGCAACCATAGTTGTTGAGTCACCTGAAAAGTCAGGTGCCTTTGGTTTAGAGATAGCTGACATGGCTGGCCGAAAGACAATGATGAACGGCCCAAAACTAACTTATGAATACAAGGGTGTTGGTCGAGTTGGTGGCTCAGGCAGACAAAGCCCAACCAAGTCTAGGAAGGTTGTCAGGCGTGGCAACACTGCAGAGTTTAGCTATCGCATCAACGGACAAGGCAAAGCGATGATTGCCAACCTTGGCGGCATACCATCTCGCTATGTCTATTCAGCTTTAGCAGGTAAAGAGGATGAGCTTGTTGCCGACATGCAGAGAACTCTTGACAAGTATTCACAGAAAATCAACTACAAACTTAAGGCTGCATAGTGGCAATTAGAATCCCCATCCTTACCAGCTTTGACCCTAAAGGCCTAAGACAAGCTAACGCTCAGTTTGCAAAGCTACAAAGCTCAGTCGGATCACTGGGTAAAAACTTTGCTGCTGCCGGTGTTGCCATTGCTGCTGCTGGTGCCCTAATTGCTAAGAACGCACAATCACTAGCTCGTATCGAGCGTATAAACGCACAGACAGCTCAGACTATTCAGTCAATGGGCAATGCCTCAAACATCTCTGCAAAAGAGGTAGAGGCACTTGCAGGAAGCCTTGAAAATCTAACAGC